GAGAAAGAGAGTGAGAACGATAGTTATTGCTCCCCCCCTCCCCCCTCAGGCCCCAAGCGCTTTGTTCCGCCCACGCTGGCAGAGGTGCAGTCCTATGTGGCGCAGCGCCAGTCACCCGTAGATCCGCAGGGATTTATCGATTTCTACGCATCGAAAGGGTGGATGGTCGGCAAGACCCCCATGAAAGACTGGAAAGCGGCTTGCCGAAATGCAGAGACGTGGGAGCGGTGGAGCAGGACGGAAGCCTCTGCGCCGCCCAAAAATGGCCTTGCACAGGCTCTGACAGACCGGCAGATGGAAAAGTACATGGGATGGTGATAGTATGGCCGGAGGACACGCAAAGGTACACGTGCGATGCCCCTATTACAGGACAGACAACGGCTCCCAGCGCATTGTGTGCGAGGGGGTGCTGGCGGACGATCCGGTGGTCAGCTGGATGCCGTCCCGTGAGGCGCTGCGGCGGCAGATCACCCGATACTGCGCCGGGGAATACTGGCTGTGTCCGCTGTGCGAGGCCGTGGACAGGAAATATGCAAGACGGGAGGAAGAAGGAAATGACGGAGTTTGACAAGGACATCCGGGAGAAGAAACAGATCGGGAACTCGGCCAGACACAAGGTGGTCGGCGGCGGTCGGCGGGTGGGATTTCCCAGCGACGGCCTGACGAAAAAAGAGCGGGAGGCGTTAAACAGCGAGGTGAGAAGCTGGAACACCAAGCGGGTCATGCCGTGGGGGACATACAAGCAGATGCCCGGAGATCTGCAAAAGGAGTACCTGACAAATATGCGGGGCTGCGGAGCGACGGCAACGTGGCTGGCGGCAGCCATGGGCGTAAACTTGGAGACAGTCCGGCAAGCCGGGAAACGGCACGGGGTAGCGTTTCCCAGGGGGGGGAGGAGACCGGGTGCTGTGGGAGCGGAATCTGGACTTATGGCGCAACGGGGAGACCGCACGCCAAGAACCCGCCCATGAGGAGGACGCAGCACCGGAGGAGACCCCGAAAAAGCAGACAGCGCTGCTGCACGCACGTCTGGAGCTTGACGGAGACCGAGAGGCGATCTTGTCGCATCTGCGGCTGCTGATGCCGGATGAAGGGCGGGTGACGGTGGAATGGTGAGGTATGAAGATTTCCTTGCAGGAAAGCAGCACATCCCGCCCTCCTGCGGATTTGAGGTGGACAAGCCTGCGATGAACATACACATGTTCGAATGGCAAAAGGACATCACACGGTGGGCACTGCGCAAGGGCCGTGCGGCGCTGTTTGAGGAGTGCGGCAACGGGAAAACCATCCAGCAGCTGGAATTTGCCGATCAGGTGGCAAAACGAGAAGGGATGCCTGTACTGATTGTGGCCCCGCTGACGGTGGGTGCGCAAACGCTGCGAGAGGCGCAGAAGTTCGGGTATTCCGCAGCAATTTGCCGGACACAGGACGATGTGACACCAGGAATCAACATCACGAACTATGAGATGCTGCAGCACTTTGATGGGAGATCATTCGCAGGCGTGGTGCTGGACGAATCCAGCATCTTGAAGAATTACACCGGCAAGATGCGGAACCAAATTATTGAAATGTTCAAGGATACGCCTTACCGGCTTTCCTGCACGGCTACTCCTTCGCCCAATGATTATATGGAGCTTGGAAACCAAGTGGAGTTCCTTGGCATTATGAGCCGTACAGAGATGCTGGCGACTTACTTCATCCACGACGGCAGCGACACCGGCAAATGGCGGCTCAAGGGGCATGCGGAGGATAGGTTCTGGGAATGGGTGTCCACATGGGCCGTGGTGCTGACATGCCCGGGGGATTTGGGATACCCAAATGACGGATACATATTGCCGTCCCTGAACATGACGGAACATATCGTGGAAGTAAAGTCCGATGGCGAATATAGCCTGTTTGGATGTGAGATTGCAAAAACACTCACGGAACGGCGGGATGCACGGCGGGCCAGCCTGCGGGAACGGTGCGAACAAGCGGCGGAGATTATCGCGCAAAACCCGGATGATCAGTGGGTGTGCTGGTGTGACCTGAACGCCGAAAGCGAATTGCTGGCTGAATTCATCCCCAACAGCGAGGAGGTGCGCGGCAGCGATAAACCGGATGCGAAGGAAGATGCGCTGATGCGCTTTGCAAATGGAGCCCTGCGCGTATTGATCACGAAGCCATCCATTGCCGGATTTGGAATGAACTGGCAGCAGTGCCACAACATGATTTTTGTGGGGCTGTCCGACAGCTACGAGCAAATGTACCAAGCAATTCGCAGGTGTTACCGATTCGGGCAAAAGCGGCCCGTAAATGTGCATATTGTCACTTCGGCGGCAGAGGGGGCTGTAAAGGCCAATGTGGAGCGCAAAGAGCAGCAAGCCGCTGAGATGAAGAGAAACATGGTGCAATATACCAAGGAAATTTTGAGAAAGGATATCCGGGGGCAGGAGCGGATCGTGATCCCCTATGACCCGCAGATTGTGATGATCGTCCCGGATTGGGTGATAAGCGAATGAATGTTTTAGATCAAGCCATCGGCCGCAAATACGCAGTATATAACGGTGACAGTTGCGAGGTATTGAAAGGAATCCCCGATAACAGCGTACACTACTCCGTCACATCCATCCCTTTTGCCAGCCTGTATACATACTCAAACAGCGACCGGGATATGGGTAACTGCCGGAGCTATGAGGAGTTTGCCGAGCAGTACATGTACCTGGGCCGTGAATGGTATCGCGTGATGATGCCCGGGCGGAACGTAAGCATCCACTGCATGAACCTGCCTACCAGTAAGGAGCGGGACGGCTATATCGGTATCCGAGATTTCCGGGGCGATGTGATTCGCTGGATGCAATCGCTTGGATTTATTTACCATAGCGAGGTGTGCATCTGGAAGAATCCCGTAACCGCCATGCAGCGTACCAAGGCGCTGGGGCTACTGCATAAGCAGATCAAGAAAGACTCCTGCATGAGCCGGATGGGCATCCCGGACTATGTGGTGACATTCCGCAAGCCTGGTGACAATCCGGAGCGCGTTAGCCACACGGATGGCACATATCCCGTGAGCAAGTGGCAGAAGGTGGCATCTCCGATTTGGGAGGAATACGCGTCCCCCACATGGTGGGACATCAACCAAAGCGACACGCTTAATCGCAAAGCGGCAAAGGAGGAAAAGGACGAGCGGCATATCTGCCCTTTACAGCTGCCTGTGATCGAGCGATGCGTGGAGCTGTGGAGCAACCCTGGGGATATTGTGCTTGACCCCTTCGATGGGATAGGCTCTACAGGCTACCAGTCCATCCTGATGGGTCGTAGGCACATTGGCGTGGAGCTCAAGGCCAGCTATTTCCACATTGCGGCAGAGAATTGCGCACAGGCAGAAAGAATGGCAGAAACCGGAGCGCAGGAGGCCGAGGGCATATCTCTGTTTGATGCAATGGAGGGCAGAACATGAAGAAATACTTGATGGGGCTGGCGGTTGGATTACTTGCAGTGTGTTGCTTTTTGTTGGGGTGGCAACTTGGCAGAGACGCAAAAGACGCTAAGGCCGCCGACTTGCCGAAGATGGAGGGAGGCGGGGAGGCATGAGACTGTGGCAGGGATAGCCCTACCGGCTGCCGGAATGCCCCTGCGAGACCTGCCGGAAGCGATCGAAGGATCTGGGCAGCTGCAGCCAGAGGATGGGCGGGCAGAAATGGCCCGGCTGCGTGGCGTGGATGGTGTGGTTCCGGCGGTGCTGGCAGATGGTGAGAGGGGAGGCCCCGGAGGCGGGGCGGGAAGGAGTATAGACATGTATGTAATGGAGTTTATCCGGGAGCGAAACCGGATGTGCAAGCATTTTGGTTGTTGTGCCGAGTGCCCTGCGAATGATGTGATATGCGGCACAATAGGGGAGACGAATGACGCCGAAAGGCTTGTTCAGATCGTCGAGGCGTGGGCGAAGGAGCATCCACATAAGACCCGACAGAGCGTGTTTCTGGAGCAATATCCGGAGGCACGAGTGGATAAAGACGGCATCCTCCGCATTTGCCCCGCAGACATTACGAAGATTCTGAGGGACGAGTACGGTGGGTGTAAGAATCCTATGGAGAATTGCAACAAGTGCCGCCGTGAGTTCTGGGGGCAGGAGGTGGAGTAATGGATACAAGCTTGATGTTCAGCAGCAAGACGGATAAGTGGGCGACACCGCAGGACTTTTTCGACGAGATAAACAGAGAATTTGGCTTTAGCTTGGACGTCTGCGCCTTGCCGGAAAACGCAAAGACTACCCGGTATTATACGCCGAAGCAGGATGGGCTTACCCAGCCATGGGAGGGGGTGGTATGGTGCAATCCTCCATATGGCCGTCAAATAGGCAAATGGGTGGAGAGGGCGGCCTTGGCGGCAAAGTCTGGCGCGGTGGTAGTGATGCTGCTGCCCGCACGGACGGACACCAAGTGGTTCCACGAGTACATATATGGCAAGGCTGAGATTCGTTTTGTGAGGGGGCGGCTGAGGTTTGGCGGAGCAGCCAATCCGGCCCCGTTTCCCTCTATGGTTGTGGTATTCCGAGGGGAGGGCAAGTATGGCGAGTCGTGAGGAGTTGATGGAGGCGCTGGACGCTATCGAGACGGGGATGTGCCGGGTCAAGGAGAGCCGGGATATCTGGCAGAACGATCTGGTGTATGCCCTGTGTCAGGCGGTGCGGCTGCTGCTGACGGAGGAGAGCAAGCATGGCAGACAGTAAACACACGGTAGGGGACCTGCGGCAGCTCCAAGCCCTGCCGCTGCGGCTGAAGATCCCGTTGACCCAACAGCGCATCCGGGATTGGTACGAGCATTGGGATGGGCAGGTCTACGTCAGTTTTTCCGGCGGCAAGGACAGCACAGTGCTTAAGCACATTGTTGATTCCATGTATTCCGACGTTCCGGCGGTGTTCGTCAATACCGGGCTGGAATATCCCGAAATTCAGCGGTTTGTCCGGGAGGTCAAGGCTGGGAAATGGGATTGCTTTAACGCTGACGTTGATATTCTCCGGCCTGAAATGCGGTTTGATGAAGTCATCAAGAAGTATGGGTATCCAGTCGCATCCAAGCTTGTTGCGAGGTACGTCGAGACTGCAAGACGAAGCCCAGACAGCAAAAGGGCAAAATGGCTCCGGGGCGAGGAATGGACGAAATTTGTAACTGGTGGCAAATGGGCATTTTTGATAGACGCACCATTCCCCGTTTCCGATAAATGCTGCGCCGTTATGAAACACAAACCTATCAACCAATATGGGAAGCAGACCGGCAGAAAAGCGATCATTGGTACAATGGCAGCAGAAAGCCGACACCGTGAACGGGCATGGCTAACTAACGGTTGTAATGCATTTGCAGCCAAAACACCAACATCACAGCCGCTTTCTTTCTGGACGGAACAGGACGTCTTGCATTACATCAAGGAATTTAACGTGCCTTATTGCCCGGTATACGGCGAAATCAAGATGGATGACGATCCGGAATTTGAAGGACAGATGAATTGGATCGATTATCTTGGATGCTACGAGCCGCAAGACCGGCTTGCAACCACCGGCTGCAGCCGCACAGGCTGTATGTTTTGTATGTTTGGGGCGCATCTGGAAAAGGAGCCAAACCGCTTCCAGCGGATGAAGGTCACGCACCCCAAGCAATACGCCTATTGCATGGACAAGCTGGGCCTGCGGGAGGTGCTGGAGTATATCGGGGTGCCGTATGAGTAAGGAGGAGACGACGTGCTGAGGATCGTCATGGACGTAGACAGGCCGGTGGGACAGGCCATTGGCATCAAGGAGGCGCTGGCCATGGACTTGGAGCGCTATGGGGACGTGCGGGTGGTATCCGTGGAGGAGATCACCCCGTGGAAACAGGAGGTGATTGACAATGGATGAAAGAAACCTTGTTGCGGTCAGTATCAAGCATTGGAGGTGATGAAGGATGCTTGAGATATGCCCGATGACGCTAAAAGAGGCAAACGCCTATGTCGAACAGTATCACCGCCATCATAAGCCGGTCGTAGGACACAAGTTCTCGATTGGCTGCTCTGACGGAGAGAAAATCGTGGGCGTGGCCATTGTTGGACGACCGGTTTCTCGGCACCTTGACGATGGGTGGACGTTGGAAGTAAACCGGCTATGCACGGATGGCACACGGAACGCCTGCTCCATGCTTTACGCCGCCGCATGGCGGGCTGCTCGCGCGATGGGCTATAAGCGGCTTGTGACCTACATACTGGACAGCGAAAGCGGCACGAGTTTGAAAGCCAGTGGATGGAAATGCGTGGGACAGGCTGGTGGACTGCGATGGACGGAAAAGCGCCGCCCGGAGGTGGATTTATACCCGGCGCAGATGAAAAACCGGTGGGAAAAGGAGGCAAACTGATGAAACGACTGACGGAAAAACATTATCTCGGAGCCGACCATTACATAAAGTGTTCTGATAGCTGCAATGTGGACATGGATTGCATAGATTGCACATCGTTTGACCGGCTGGTTGAACGCCTCGCCGCCTACGAGGACACGGGGCTGGAACCGAATGAAGTGACCGCACTACAAAAAGACTGGAGCGACCTTTGCACGATTGTCGGAGAGTGCGGCGGCATTGACCGCCTGTGCGAGCTGGCCGAGGCCGACAAGGACGGGCGGCTGGTGGTGCTGCCATTTACCAGTGGGCGCACTTTGCTATCCAAGGAAAACATCGACAGTCCGCGACTTATGAAGGATGTAGAGCTTGCAATTCGCTATTGTAGCAGTTGCGGAATTGTGTTTCACATGGGTTACAATGCGTTCTGTGATCTGGTGAAACATGGGAGAATTACTGCGGTAAGCGAAGAGACAGAGGAAGCATTGGAGGCGATGAAGGATGGCGACAAAGAGAGTGTGTGACCGCTGCGGAGCGGAGATCAGCCCGTACAACTCCGTCACCTATGCCGGTATGCGGAAAGTTAAAAACGACATAAGCGACATCGAATACGAACTGTGTGTTTCGTGCGCACACGAGCTGCGGAAGTGGTTCAATGGGGAGGAGAACAACAATGGCTGAATATATTGGACAGATTACTTGGCATGAGGTCACTTGCCGTGCCTTAACAGCCGAAGAAAAGGCCGAGTATGCAGAAAGAGGATATGCCGACTATGAAGTCCCGGAGTACATTTTTGACTGCGAGATGCCGGATGATGGTGACGAAATCCTGATTGCCACAAGATGGGGCGTTGACAAGGATATCTGCTCTGTGGACTGTGACGAGTGCAACAACCTGATCGGGCTGGAAGATCACGGAGATTGGGATGGCGTGCTTGCATGGGCAGCAATGCCGAAGTATAACGGAGGTGACGGCGATGCGGCTGATTGATGCTGATGAAGCATTGAGACTGTTTGGCGAAGAATACGAGGAAACGAAAGAATTGATACACAACGGTGAAACTCAGCTTGATAGTCTTGCCGAGGGATTTACAGAAGCATATCACATAATCAAGTATGTTGTTCCAACCGTTGACGCTGTGGAAGTGGTGCGGTGCAAGGACTGCAAGCATTACAAGCCGGATGAATACGAATGCGGATGTGATTTCGCTGGTGGACTACCGTATGTAAAGGCTGACGATTTTTGCAGTTACGGAGAACGGAGGGACTATGATTAAAGACAGCGGAGAAAGAACAAAGTTTCCAAGCGGAGCACTCCGGGATATGCACACGGGCAAGGGACGGATGGATTTGCTCCCTTGGTTGGCTATCATGGAAGTGTCGAAGCACTGCGAGGCGGGTGCTTTGAAATACGGGGAGCATAATGTCGATAAAGGAATCCCAACCCACAGTCTGTTAGATTCCGCCATTCGCCACGCAGCAAAATATTTGGCGGGCTATGTAGATGAGCCGCACCTTGTAGCTGCGGCGTGGAACCTACTGTGGGCGATCGAGATGGAGATTGTCCATCCTGAATGCGTGGACACTCCGTGGAGGGCAGCCGATGGCGAATAAAGACGCAATGCTGGAAGCCTTGGAGGAAATCGAGAACGGTATGTGCCGCATTAAGGAGCGACGGAGCATTTGGCAGAATAGCCTTGTATATGCACTCTGCCAAGCTGTGCGGCTGCTTCTGATGGACAAGATCAAGGAGGGACGGAAATGAGAATTGACGGCAAAACCCTGCCCAACAACCCCATGAAAGCGTACCAGCAGGGAAAGCTGATAGGGACAAAGCAGAATATGGATTTGGTATCCGAAGTGCTGCTTACAAAGTTTGGATTCCATGTGCTGGAGGAAACGCCGGACAGTCACGACACCATGAGCATTGAGTATCTGCAAAAGTGCCTTGTGAAGCTGGTGAATGCAAAGAACAGCGGCTATGTGACCAAGAAAGACATTGCGGACGCTCTGCGGAGCGACTACAAACTAATCAACAACGCAGAGTGAGGAGGCGGGCATGAGCAGAAAACAAACACTGCCGTATGATGTGCGGCTTGAGTGCATCGCCTATGTCAGAGGTTATCCACGGAGAGTACAGGCATACAACGATGAACGGAGCGAGATACTGAGCGGCGGAAGCAGTGCAACGGAGGGAATGCCCCACTCTCCAGGCATTGGTAGGCCGTCCGAAAGCAAGGCGGAGCAGCTTGCCGCCATAGAAAACTGGCCGGAAACCAAGAAAATGCGGGCAGTGGAATACGCCATAGATCGATGTGGGCGGGATTTGGAGAGTGAGAGCGTCCGAAAGCAGCTTACACAGGGGATCATGCGCAACTGTCAGGGCAAGCACAAGTATTCTCGAAGTAGGATCATCGTGCCGGGGATAAGCGAGCGGACATTCAGCAGGAGAAAAGAGCAGTTTTTGCTTGACATAGCCATATATTGTGGTTTTGCAGAGAAAGTTGGCACAAATTCCACCTAATGATGTGCTACAATAGGTACAGTGGATGATAAGGCATAGCCATCCACCCGTCTTTCCACTCAACCCGTTTCCTCCATCTTATGCGCCGCCGGTATTGGGCGCACCTTCTGGCACCGAAAGGTCATACCGGCACAAACAGCCTGTAGGGAAACCTATAGGCTGTTGTTATATGCCGTGCGCTCGTTGCACCCCACGATCAGGGGCGGGAGGTCGCACCTCCCACACGGCACCTATATATGCAGGCGTAGCTCAGTCGGATAGAGCGGAGCAAGGCAAATGTCGGGTTTCTGTCGCTGGTTCGAGTCCAGCCGCTTGCACAAGAGGCCGGGTAGCACCCGGACACTGTGAGACCGTTCGTCGTGGCTCACATGGAAATGACAATGCTCGCTGAAAACTGCGCGTGAGGATGCGTCCTCCTTGCCATGACCGAACAGCGGCGCTTGAGATGCTTGCGGGGCCTCAAGCGGGCATGAGCGTGTGACAATCTAAGCGGGAAGACGGCCAATATGCGGCATAGGTGCCCCGTAAGGGGAGGCCACAGCGAGTGACGGAGGAGAATGTTTCCCGAAGCGCTAAAGCAGGGCAGGACTGCAATGCCGTACCATCCCGGCCAGCGGGCGAGGAAGCGTAAAAAGCTAAGTATCAGGCGGCTGGTATAATTGCCAAGTTCCTGATGGCTGGTAGGAGGACGCAGCGCAGCCGGGAGCCGATAAAAAAGATCTTGCGTACCATGTTTGGCTCGGGGAGAGCCGGACACGCAAGATGTGTATGCCCGTTAGGGCGGGTAAAGTCTGCTATGTAAGGCCAAGGGGTGGGGGCTGGTAGCAAAACAGGAGGAAAGCATGGAAATCACAAAACGGCGGCTTGCAGATATTGTGCCGTATGCCGCAAACGCAAAAAGCATGATAAGAGGCAAATCAACAATGTTGCGGAGAGCATCAAGCAATACGGATTTGTGCAGCCGATTGTGATTGACCGTGACGGTGTGATCATAATCGGTCACTGCCGCGCTCTGGCGGCGAGAAAGCTGACTGCGAGAAAGGAGGGCGCGTATGGCAAGGCCAAGAAAGGAAATAGATCAGAAGCAGTTCGAGAACCTCTGCGGCCTGCAATGCACGCTTGAGGAAATCTGCGGCTGGTTTGATGTATGCTCGGACACATTGGAAACATGGTGCAAACGAACCTATAAGAGAAGTTTTTCGGAAGTTTTTGCGCAAAAGCGAGGAGCGGGGAAAATTTCACTGCGTCGGAGCCAGTGGCAGCTTGCGGCAAAGAACGCAAGCATGGCGATTTGGCTGGGGAAACAGTACCTTGGGCAGCGCGATATTGTGGAGCTGGGTTTACCGACTGACAACACGCAGGATGACGCATTGAGTGTGAGCCTGCGTGAAATGGCAAAGGAGCTTGAGAGCGATGATTAAGATTTACGGTTGCAGCGATGACCTTGTGGAAATTTACGGTAGCGTTTATAAAGAAGACGAAATCGACTGTTTTGACCATGATGTTCGTATCCGTTTTTTTGATGGGACGATTATCCGTATTGGCTATCCCAAAAAGGACTTAGGCGGTTGGTGGATTGAGGTTGAAAAACAAGGGACGGCAAAACAGGCGTTGACATTATGTGATAACGAAGATGACGATATTTATAGTGACATCTTCGAAATTGACGCGGAGATTAAAAGCCATTCTGTGATTAAGCAGAAATATCCGGACAGACCATGATTAGCCACAAGCAGAAAAAAATCCTCGCATTTCCATACAGTTGCTATGATGCCTTGATCTGCGACGGCGCTGTGCGTTCTGGCAAGACCTCTATCATGATGTGGGCGTTCGTCCGCTGGGCGATGGAGAATTTCAGCGGTCAGCGCTTCGGCGTGTGTGGACGCACGGTGGACAGCTGCACCAAGAACATCATCGTGCCGTTCACGGCGATGAGTTTGGCAAAGGAGCGCTATATCATTCGATGGAGGCGCGGTGACAAGGTGATGGAAGTCCGGCGCGGTGCCGTAACGAATTACTTTGAAGTGTTCGGCGGCAAGGACGAGGCAAGCTATACGCTGATCCAGGGCCGCACGCTGGCGGGGGTGCTGCTGGACGAAGTGGTGCTGATGCCGCGCTCGTTTGTGGAACAGGCATTGACCCGCTGCTCGGTAGATGGTGCAAAGCTGTGGTTTTCCTGCAACCCGGGAAGTCCACAGCATTGGTTTTATACAGAGTGGATCAAGCGAAACCGAGAGCGGAACGCGCTGTATCTGCATTTTGAAATGACGGACAACCCCGGCTTATCTCAAAAGACGCTGGAACGCTATCAGGCAATGTTTTCCGGCGTGTTCTACGACCGATACATTCGCGGCTTGTGGGTTGTGGCCGAGGGGCTGATCTATCCCATGTTTGACGAGAGCTGCATTGTGGACGAGCTGCCGGAAAAGGGCGAATACTATGTGTCCTGCGACTATGGCACACTTAACCCGTTTTCTGCAGGACTTTGGTGCTGGGACGGCAAGGCGGCCACGCGCATCCGCGAGTATTACTATTCCGGGCGCGAGAACCAGAAGAACAAGACGGACGAGGAATACGCCGACGAAATTAAAAAGCTTATCGGCGAGGCGGACGTCAAAAGCATTATCGTTGACCCGTCTGCAGCCTCGTTTATCGAGGTTTTGCGGCGGCGGGGCTATATGGTGCGAAAGGCCAACAACGACGTAAACAACGGCATTATGACTACGGCGCGGTTTTTGCAGGACGGCGTAATCAAGATACACCGAGGTTGCAAAGACTGCATCCGCGAGTTTGGGCTGTATCGGTGGGACGAAAAATCCGCCGATGACAGGCCAATCAAGGAAAACGACCACGCAATGGACGAAACGCGCTATTTTGCCTATACGATTTTGAAAAATAAGGCGTATAAGCGCGATTATGTCCCCATTTGGAGCAGATAGGAGTGAGAGGCTATCAAAACTTACAATGACCTTGTTGCGGTCGGAGAAAGTGACCAGGCGCGGATTGGGTTTATTCGCGGAGCAATCAACGAGCATCGAAGCTCACACGCATACAAGACGGCGGCGGATGCTGAGGAATATTACAATGGCCTGAATCCGACCATTAACCGCTATGAAAAGATCATCTACGATATGCAGGGCCGTGCCCACACGGATATGTGGACGGCAAACCATAAGCTGGCCAGCCGTTTCTTCGGCCTGGCGGTGGATCAGGAAGTTTCATATCTGCTGGGCAACGGCGTAACCTTTGCGGAGAAGGAAACGCCGAACAAGCTATGCCCGGACTTTGACCAGGAAGTCATGGATGCGGCGCGGGCGGCGAAAATCGCAGGCGTATCCTTCGGCTTTTGGGATCTGACGCATCTTCGGGTGTTCTCCCTGCTTGAGTTCGTCCCCCTCTATGATGAAGAGGACGGCGCGATGAAAGCCGGTATCCGGTTCTGGCAGGTGGCACAGGATAAGCCTATGAGAGCGACGCTGTATGAGAGCGACGGCTTTACCGAGTATTTCCAGCCTAGCGGCGAGGATATGGCCGTCATGCAGCCAAAGCGCAGCTATAAGCTGATCGAGCGCAAGGCGGAAGTCGGCGAAACAGAGATTTACGACGGCGGGAATTATCCGAGTTTCCCCATCGTCCCGCTGAAAAACAACAAGCGGTGTCTCTCCGAAATCGTCGGCAAGCGCAACACCATTGACGCGCTGGATCTGGCGTCCTCGAACATGGTTAACAATGTGGATGAGGGCAACCTGATTTATTGGGTGCTGTCTAACTGCAACGGCATGGACGACCTCGACGATGCAAAGTTTGTGGAGCGCTTGAAAACCACGCATGTTGCCCACGCCAACGGCGATGATGGCGCAAAGGTGGAGAGCAAGACCATCGAGGCCCCGTATGAGGGCACGAGCAGCACCATTGATATGCTCAAGAAGAAGCTATACGAGGATTTTCAGTGCTTTGACGCTGCGGCGGTATCTGCCGGGAACCAGACGGCGACCGCGATCAAGGCCAGCTATGTGCCGCTGGATCTGAAAACGGACAAGTTTGAATCCGAGGTCACGCGGTTTATTGTGGAAATTTTGCGTTTGGCAGGCATTGAGGATCAGCCAAGCTACACGCGCAATCAGATCATCAACAAGAGCGAGGAAACGCAGAACATTCTTCTGGGTGCGGCGTATTACGATGACGAATACATCACGAAGAAGCTGCTGACCATCAACGGCGACATTGACCAGTACGAGGACATGGCAAAGCGGAAGGCTGCAGAAGAGATTGACCGGAGCTTTGCGGAACCGGATGCGCCGGAGGTGAACGGCGATGGCGAACAGTGACCTCGGACACAAGCTGACCGATAAGGAGCTTGCGAAGCTGGAGCGGCGTATTGCAACGCTATACCGCGAGGCGGGGGAAGAACTGCGAGCTACCATCGACGCATATTTTGAGCAATTCAAAAAGCGCGACGAGGAAATGAAGGCGCTGATCGGCACCGTGCAGAACGGAAAGGAATGGACGGAGGCCGACTATAAGCAATGGCGGTTCAACCAGATCGGGCGTGGGAAACGCTATCAGGCTATGCGGGACAAGGTGGCACACCGTGTTACCGATGCAAACGCCGTGGCGGTGTCTTACACCAATGACGCAACGCCCGGTATCTACTCCCTTAACCGCAACTATGCGGCGTACACCATCGAACAGGTTGCGGGCAACGTCGGATTTGACTTGTGGGACGAGCAGACGGTGAAACGCCTAATCGTAGAGCAGCCGGGGCTGATGCCGTACTATCCAAAGGATAGAGCACTGAAACGCGGGATTGATCTCGCATACGGCAAGAAGCAAATTACGACAAGCGTCACCAGCTCCATCTTGCAGGGAAAGAGCATCAAGCACATGGCGGATGATCTGCAAAAGCGCATTACCACCATGAGTCGCGATTCCGCCATCCGCACCGCCCGCACAGCCGTGACCGGCGCGCAGAACGCCGGACGCATGGACAGCTATGCGGCAGCGGAAAAGATGGGCATTAAGCTCAAAAAAGAATGGTTGGCTACGCTGGACGCGCGTACACGCCACTCTCATGCCATGCTTGACGGCGAACAAGTGGCGCAGGACAAGAAGTTTTCTAACGGTTGTCGTTTTCCCGGCGACCCACAAGGACCACCGTGGGAGATATATAACTGCCGCTGTACGCTGATTGCCGCCGTGGATGGGGTAGATACATCAGACGGGCTGCGTAGGACACGCGACGGGCTTATATCTGACATGACATATGCTCAGTGGGAAGCATCGAAGCAGGGATACAGCGGCAAACAGTTATCCCCATATCACATGGGGAGCGAAAAATCTGCAAAGGATGTTACGAAGAAATACATAGATTCTGCCAAGCCCCGCATGGGTAAGGTGCGATACGAGAACGGATACCGCTCCAAAACCCACAAAGAAGAAATAAATGTAGCAAATCAAATTAGAGAGCTGTTCGGCGGGAAAATTGTGCTACTGAAAGAATCGCAGACGCCAGGTATGCAAATGCCAGACATGCTGTGGAAAGGGAAGCAATGGGAAATAAAGTCGATTTCCACAGAAAAAGCCGCAGATAGCGCTCTGCGCAAAGCGATAAAGCAGATACACGGGAATCAAGGAGGGGTGATTTTTGATGTTGCCGATGGGATTGATAAGAAAAAACTAATTGATGTATTGGATGCGAGAGCAACAAGAAGCAAATCGTTTAATGCAGATATAATTGCGCTGCATAACGGGGCTGTCCTCTTTGTGCGGCGATATAAAAAATGAGGCAACCCCCCACCAGAACGGGCGGAGGATTACCTCGATAAAACGGAAACATGAGTTTCCTCATAGATAGTATATGCAATTTCCGTAAAATAGTCAAGAGGGATTTGAAAATGAGCGTTAAAATCCAAGACAACAGCAAAGAGATTTCTGCCGAAATTAAGGCGGCGCTGCTGCGCGGGCTTGAAAAGTGCGGACTGGTGGCAGAGGGATATGCAAAAAAGCTGTGCCCCGTTGACACCGGCAATCTGCGCAACAGCATTACTCATGTGGTAGACGAGCAGGAACCGGCGGCAATCATCGGAACGGATTCTGAGTACGGTGCGTATGTGGAATTAGGAACCGGCATTTACGCCGAAGGTGGCGGCGGACGGCCTACACCGTGGGTGTATCAGGACGCAAAGGGAAATTGGCATTACACGCGTGGCAACAAGGCACAGCCGTTTTTGAAACCTGCTGCCGCCGACCATGCCATCCAATACCGGAAGATATTGGAGGACGAACTGAAATAGGAGCTAATTGCTTACAAATTGTATGCAGTTGGCTCTTTTTGTTAATTACCGCAAAGGACAGCGGTTTTTATAAGACTATCGTTTCCGAAGGAACGGAACCGAAGAAAAGGAGATAGTGTCATGGCACTTACACGAAAACTTTTGAAGGGTATGGGGCTTACCGATGAGCAGGTTGATACCATCATCGAGGCGCATACCGACACCGTGGACGGCCTAAAGGCGGATGTGACCCGCTACAAGGCCGATGCGGAGAAGCTGCCCGGCGTTCAGAAGCAGTTGGACGACCTCAAGGCAGCGGGTGACGGCGGTTACAAGGAGAAGTACGAGAAGGAACACTCGGCCTTTGAAGCCTTTAAGACCGACATCACGGCAAAGGAAAGCAAGGCGGCAAAGGAAAAGGCCGTGCGTGCTTACTTTGAGAGCAAAAACATCACCGGCGCGAATTTGGACCTTGCGATGCGCGGCTGTGTCGAAGAAATGGCCGCATTGGAGATGGACGGCGACAAGATCAAGGACACCAAGAGCCTTGATGCGCTCGTAGACGGCACCTACAAGGGGCTTGTCTCCACCACACAGACGCACGGAGCGAATCCCGCCAACCCCCCGGCAAACACCGGCGGCGCAAAATCCCGAGAGGACATCTACAAGAAGGACGATAAAGGCCGCTATGTGATGTCTACGGCGGAGCGCCAGAAAGCGCTTGCCGATCTGATGGCAAGCGAAAATAACTGATTTTTTGAAAGGAGCTATTTATGGCTGCGAAAACTAACGTAACAACTTCTGCACAGTTTACCACTTCCGCCCGTGAGGTGGATTTCGTGTCCCGCTTCGCCGATAACTGGGACGCACTGCGTAACATCATGGGCATTATGCGCCCCATTCGCAAGGCCCCCGGCACGAAGCTGGTTTCCTACAAGGCCAGCGTGGACGGTGGCCTCAAGGGCGGCACCGTGGCAGAGGGTGACGAGATCCCCTTCACCAAGATGAAGGTGGATCCTGTTGCCTACGGCGATATCGACATTAACAAGTACGCCAAGAGCGTGACCATCGAGAGTGTCGCAAAGTACGGCGCTGACGTTGCCGTGGAGAAGACCGACGAGGCTTTCCTTGTGGCCCTGCAGAACAAGGTCCTGACCGACTTCTACACCTTCCTCGGTACCGGCACTTTGAAGGTGACCGAGAAAACGTGGCAGCGTGCTCTGGCTATGGCTAAGGGCAAGGTGCTGGACAAGTTTGCCGGTCTGGATAAGGACGTGACCGAGGTGGTGGGCTTTGCCAATATCATCGACGCTTACGATTACCTGGGCGACAAGGAGATCACCGTGCAGACGATGTTCGGCATCAACTACGTGGAGAACTTCATGGGCTACCGCACCATGTTCCTGCTGCCCGAGAAGTACATCGCCTCCAAGAAGGTGATCGCTCTGCCCGTGGAGAACATCGACCTGTACTATGTAGACCCGAGCGACAGCGACTTTGCCAAGCTGGGGCTGAATTACACCGTGAAGGGCGAGACCAACCTGATCGGCGTCCATGTTGACGGCGATTACAGCCGCGCCACGGGCGATATGTACGCCATCATGGGCATGAAGCTGTGGGCTGAGTATCTGGACGGCATTGCCGTGGCTACCGTTTCTGTGGCCGGCGCGGGCTAAATAGGAGGGCAGCGTAATGCTTGAACAAGTCTTACGGCACTTGAACAACTGGTTCCTTGTGGAGATTCACGAGGGCACGTTCGCCGTGGAGAACGGCAGCATTGCGCTGCCCTTTCTCCTGAACAATCAATATTTCCGCATCTGCGGCTCTGTGTTTAATGACGGTCTGCATCAATATCCGGCGGCTGACCTTACGGATGAAACCTTTACCGGAACGGTGTGGGTGTTGGCTGTTCCGAAGGCTGTGGTTTTGCTTGCCGAAGATATCGCCGCGTGGGAAGAAAAGAACGGTGAAGCCGTTTTAAGCCCGTACACGAGCGAAAGCTTCGGCGGGTACAGTTACACAAAGGCAAGCGGCGGAAATGCCGACACGAGCGCCGGGACGGGCTGGCAGGGCGCTTTTAAAGGCCGGTTAAATGACTGGCGCAAGCTCAAGGGGGTGGAACCGTGAGTTTACTGGACGATTTTTCCCACAAGTGCATTTTGATGGAGAAAAAGCGCACGCCTGACGGAGCGGGCGGCTACATCACCGCGTGGGAAGAGGGAGCGGAGTTCCTCAATTACCAGTCTCTTGACACATCGATGGAGGCGCGAAAAGCGGAAAAGGACGGTGTTACCTCGGTATATTCCGCACTGGTCAATCAGCGCGTTCCCATCGAGTACAACGATTATTTCCGCGATACGGAAACGGGGATTACCTATCGTGTGACCTCGAATCCCGAGGAAAAAGCTGCGCCAAGGTCTGCGGGGGCGACCGTCCGAGCACTGAAATTCTTCACCGCCGAACGAAAGGAGCTGCCGAAATGACAAAGGACAAGGCACTCCATGCGTGGTTTTCCCAATTCCTCCCGTCGTATCCGACCTCGAATGTGCCGGAAGACGCGACCTTTCCGTGGCTGACCTATGAGCTTATCACCGGATCATGGGAGAGCGGCGAAATCGCGCTGACGGTCAGCCTTTGGTATTACACCGAGAGCGAAGCGATGCCCAACGCAAAGGCACAAGAAATCAGCGACGCAATCGGCATGGGCGGCTGTATGGTCGCCTATGACGGCGGAGCAATGTGGATCAAGCGTGGCTCCCCGTGGTGTCAGAATATCGCGGACGAAGGCGATAAAAACTTCAAGCGGCGGTATCTCAACATTACGGTTGAGTTCCTGTCGCAAAACTGATGAAAGGACAACGACATGAAATTTACCAAGATTCCTGCTGATACTTTTCAGAAGCTTCAGATTAACGCCGGTATTCTTACGACCGACTTCACACCGGCTACCGGCACCATCGGCGAGGCGGGGCAGATCGGCGCAACGACCGGCGGCATTAGCTATAGCGCAACGCCCACTTATAAGGACTATGGAGAGGACATCGACAACTGCCCCAAGAATACCAAGGAGCTGATAGAGGTGGACAGCTGGGAGGCAAAAGCCAGCGGTACATTTGCAATTGCAGATACTGCAATTGCTAAGAGCCTCTGCGGGGCGGCGGATATCGATACGGCAGATGCCACCAAGATCACACCGAGAAACTATCTCAAGGATTCCGACTTTAATGACATTTGGATTGTGGGTGACTACTCCGATATGAACGGGGAAACAAATGGAGGCTTTATTGCCATCCATCTGATGAATGCGCTTTCTACGGGTGGATTCCAAATGAAAACAGCTGACAAAGCGAAGGGACAGTTTGCTTTTGAGTACACCGCTCACTACTCCATGAGCGCACAGGACACTGTGCCATTTGAAATCTACATCAAGGCCGGTACGGCGGAGGCGTAACACCATGAAACTGTCAAAAATTAAAGGGGAGCGAGTGTTTGATGTTATCGCAGACATTATCAATCCTATTGCCAACATAGCCGAGGACAAAGAAGCCGCAGCGTTGTTTCAGCGGCAGAAGCTCCCGGATGGCGTAAATGCAAAGGACTTTGTGTTGGCAAGGGTTAAGAAATCTGCTCCGCTGCTTTTGCGTGGACACAAGAAAGATCTGATTGCAATTTTGGCGGCTGTGGAAGGCGTGACTGCAAAAAAATATGCCGCTGGGCTGACGCTTGCCAAGTTGCTGGTTGATGTTACTGAGCTTATGACGGACGAGGCCTTTACGGACCTTTTTACATCTGCGCAGACCGAGACGGCAGAAACGCCGTCCGGCTCTGTGCAGGAGAATATCGGGGAAGCCAAAGAGTAAAGCCATTTCTGGCATACTGTGTAGCGCGGTACAAGCAGGATGCAGAAGAAAAAGCATATCGAATTTATTCTGCTGACCTGCTTAAAGCAATATGCGAGCGATGCGCAGGCGTTTCAATCGATAAGCGATATATTGAAATTATAGATGTGAGCAAAAAAGACAATCGCTCCTGTGAAGAAATCACCAGCGATATTGTCAATCGTTGCGGGTTACAAGTTAAAAAAGCCGCCCCGTGAAGGGGCGGCGGGCGAATATGCGTTACTTGAGGACATAATCAGAAATCATTCTTCCGATTTTCCCGATGTCTGTGGCTCCCTTAAACTCGAACTTTGCGACATAACCATTGGAGAATGTCAGAACAAGTTCGCTATCCGGGATGATTTCGGCAAAGCCTGGGGTTTGCACGGAGAAAAACTGCACTTTCGAATAGGGCATAGAGCTGAAGGACTTGCGCTTTCCCGTAATCCCCTGTACATCAACCGATATGACTCGCTTGTTAGTAAAAATCAGCTGGTCGCGTACGGTCTTAAATGCGGCAGCGATTTCTTCCCCATCAATCAATAGGCCATTCACTTCACCACGCACATCGGAAACGGGAATCGGCTTTAAGTCCCACGCAGAATCTTTGTTAAAACTTATCATAAATAATCCCTCCTTGCCGATAGCATACCATACTACCAATGGAATGTCACGAATAATTTTCAGAATTTACAAAGAGAGCGAGGTGAACGCATGAATCTTCTTGATCTGTTTGTGAAAATATCTGTGCAAGACGAGGCAAGCGAAAATGTAGAGACATTATCAGGAAAATTCAAAAATGGGCTTGCCACTGCGGCTAAAGTCGGCGCCGCAGCTGTAGGTGCGGCTGCTACCGGCATTGCTGTGCTTACGAAAAATGCGCTTAACAACTATGCTGAGTATGAACAGCTGGTCGGTGGCGTTGATACGCTATTCAAGGATAGCTCTGCAAAAGTTCAAGAATATGCAGCAAATGCATATAAGACTGCTGGCCTATCTGCTAACGAATATATGGACACAGTTACAAGTTTTTCTGCGTCCTTGCTGCAATCGCTTGGCGGTGATACAGAAGCGGCGGCAGACATGGCTAATGTTGCAATCACGGATATGTCTGATAATGCCAATAAAATGGGCACGGATATGGCATCTATCCAGAACGCCTATCAGGGGTTTGCAAAGCAGAACTATACCATGCTTGATAACCTAAAGCTTGGCTATGGTGGAACAAAAGAAGAAATGCAGCGCCTTATTGACGATGCAAACGCTCTAAACGCTTCCCAAGGTAAATACACAAATTACAGCATTGAAAGCTATGCGGATATTGTCAGCGCAATCCATGATGTTCAAGTTGAAATGGGCATATACGGAACAACGGCAGATGAAGCAAGCACCACCATCCAGGGCTCTGTTTCATCCATGAAGGCCGCATGGGGCAATCTGCTGGTTGGCATTGCTGACGATAACGCCAATTTTAAGACACTTACAGAGCAGTTCGTTGATAGTCTTGTTACCGTTGGTGAAAATATTATCCCGCGTATAAATATCATCATCCAAGGGCTTACGCAACTCATAACAGAAGCGTCCCAGACAATCATTCCGTTGGCTGTGCAGATTTTGCTTGAAAACCTGCCGAGCATTGTTGCTGCTGGCATGGATTTAATCATTGCGCTTGTAAGCGGCATCCTTGACAACATCGATATGCTGATTGACTGTGTTCTGGAAATGGTTGATGTCATAGTCGATAAGCTGATTGACAACTTGCCGAAGCTGATAGATGGTGGAATCAGGCTGATTGCTGCACTTGCTAATGGACTGATTCGTGCCATACCGAATTTGGTATCGAAAATTCCCCAGATTATTTCGTCTATCGTGAAGGGGCTTATCAGCGGCATCCCTGCAATTTTCGATGTCGGCAAGAACATAGTCGAAGGACTTTGGAACGGCATCAAAAGCATGGGTTCGTGGGTTTCTGGAAAAGTAAAAGACTTTTTCGGTGGAATTGTAGGTGGAGTTAAGGATTTCTTGGGCATCCACTCCCCGTCTAAAGTGTTCGCCGGTATTGGCGGCTTTATGGCTGAAGGCTTAGGCGAAGGCTTTGACGATCAATTCAAGTCCGTAAAAAAGGACATTGAAAACAGCATTGACTTTGACGCTGGCACAATTACCGCAGATGCGAACATCAGCAGGCACTATACAAGTGGTTCTTACGGAGCGGCAAGCACAAGCGGTGGCGGCGATTCCGGCAAAATTGTAATGCTGCTGGAACAGTATTTGCCTATGTTGGCAAATATGAAAGTCATCATGGACAGCGGTCAGGTTGTCGGTTTGCTTGCCCCCGGCATGGATGAAGAACTGGCCAAAATCAACGCAAGGAGGGCGAGGACCGTATGATGGGGAAAGTATTTTTTGACGGAAAAGACACCTACACAGAATACGGCCTGCTGCTTGCAAGCAAGTCCATAGCTCTGCCGGAAGTCCGCACGAACATGATCGATGTTCCGGGCCGGGACGGCCTGCTGGATGCATCCGAAGTGCTGACCGGAGAAGTCACCTATAAGAACCGTACTATTACACTGAAGCTCACCGGCGTGGACACGGTGAGCGGCAAGACATGGCCTGCTACGATTTCCGATTTCTGCAACAAAGTCCACGGCAAGCACGTTAAAATAACATTCCCCGAGGACACCGCCCATTTTTACAGTGGGCGGTGCTCCGTTGGGCAAGTGGAGCTTGTCAAAATGATGCAGACCATCCCGGTCACGGTTGACTGCGACCCGTGGAAATACAAGAACGCAAAAACCACTGTTTCCCGCTCTGATTTGGACACGGCGTATAAACAGCTTGCGCTACCGAATGAAAGCCGCCCTGTTATCCCGACAATCACGGTGGCGCAAGATACCGTATTGCTTTGGGGCGGCAACACAATCAACGTCAGCGCAGGGGATCACATTTTGCCAGCCGTTAGGCTTGCGGCCGGCAACAACATCTTGAAAGCCAAAGTCGCAAGCGGCACAGGTAGCATAACTGTGACGTATCAGGAGGCGAGTATGTAATGTATCAGCTAAAATACAAGGACTACATACTGCATGATATGCGCCTTGCGGATGAAAAACTAATCATCCGCGATCCTTCTGTGAAGCTGGCGGTAAGCAAGGCCGGGGAAATGTCCTTTACGGTGGACGCAGAACATCCCTATTTAAGCAATCTGCGCCGCATGAGCGGCCTTGTGGAGCTGCTGGACGGCACTTTGCCCATATATAGAGGGAGAATCACCAGTGATACAAAAGACTTCTATGGGGCGCACAAAATCGAAACAGAGGGCATTATGGCGGTACTGAATGACAGCATCATACCACCGTTCAACTTCCCAGAGGACTTTACGGAGGACGCTTCCTATAAGGCCGCCGCCGCAAGCGGGAATGTGGTGGAGTTTTTCTTCCGCTGGATTCTGTCACAGCACAATGCGCAGGTGACCGCAGAGCAGCAGATCAAGCCCGGCGTGATTACCGTGTCCGACCAGAACAATTACATTACCCGCAGCTCTGAGGAGTACGCCACGGCGATGTCCACGATATCCGACAAGCTGATTAAATCGGCTTTGGGCGGGTATCTCCTGATTCGATATGAGGATGACGGGAACTATCTGGATTATTACGCTGCGTTGCCGCTCACAAATACGCAGTCTGTGGAATTTGCTGAGAATCTCCTTGACCTTTCCAGCGAGACGGACGGAACAAACATTTACACCGCTATTCTACCAGAGGGCAAGGACGGCTTGACCATCGAAGCACTGCCAGATGGTGATTTGACAGATGACCTTGTTAAATCCGGGCTTACTATTTATAGCAAGTCTGGCATGGCCACATACGGGCGCATTACCCGGCACATCAAATGGGATGATGTGACTGTTGCCGCCAACCTTCAGACCAAGGCGAAGGCGGCGCTGGCTGACAATGGCCTGTCCATGCCGGAGACCATCACCTGCAAGGCGGTTGATTTGGGCTGGCAAGATGGCATCCAGCATTTCCGGGTGGGCCGGATGACGGCCCTTTTCAGCACTCCGCACGGCTACAGCGCGTCCTATCCGCTGATGGAGCTGGCCCCGGATATTCTTGACCCCGGCAACACACAAATCACGCTGGGCGCTACCCAGCAAACCTACACGGGGGCGCAGATAGATGCCAAGCGTGAAACGGATAAACGCATCGAAAGCACACGGCAGGAGATTTCTGAGCGGGTGGACGAATCTTCAAGCCAAGTGATTCAGGCCACACACCAGCAGATTACCGATCTGCAGCAGAATGTCAACTCCATCATCCTGTCCGCTCTGGAAAACTATGTAGAAACCGGGGATTTTGACAGCTACAAAGAGGAGGTCAGCACAAAGCTGTCTGTGCTGACTGACCAGCTGAGCATTGACATCACTAAGGTAACCGAGCGCATTGACAAGGTGGACGGCGATCTGCAAAGCAAGTACAGCGAGATCACAAAGGCTTTCCGGTTTACGTCTGACGGCCTAATCATTGGCGAAACGGGCAATGAAATCCTGCTGCGGCTGGATAATGATGTGTTGCAGTTTGTCCGCAATAACACGCCCGAATTGCAGATTACCGCCGAGGGCGTGGAAGCAATGCGTATCAAGGTATCTATCCTCTGCATCGGAAACGTGGTTTGGACGGAGGATGAAAACGGCGATGTAATTGCCAGTTGACAGGAGTTGAGAACATGGCGTCCATTTACAGCAGCACAAACAAAGGCTGGCGCTTGCGTCTGGATTGGTCAATCACAGGCCAGTCTATCGCAGACAACAAAAGTACATTAAGTCTTGATTTGTGGGTATATGACGGAACCGGATATTCCCAAAACGAGAGCAGCGGCGAAGCGTATTATATACTTCAGGGCGAAAAACGATGGAATCCGTATAATTACAGTTCCACCGGATGGTACAAACTGGGCAGCAAGACTATTACAGTCAGCCATAATGCAGACGGCACGAAAAGTATTGCGCTGACAGCAGAATGGGACTGTGGCTTTGACAGCTCCTACACACCACGCCATTTGTCCTTGTCGGAAACGGTGACGCTGACTACCATTCCAAGAGCGTCCACGGCCACCACAAGCGGCTCCACGCTGGGGGAGACCTTGACCATCACCATCAAGCGGGCCAGCAGCAGTTTTAAGCACAAACTCTATTACACATGCGGCAGCGTCAAGGATCAACTGATTGCAGAGAATGTAAGCACATCGTACAGTTGGAATGCGCCGCCTGTGTCTCTGGCACAGCAAGCGCCAAACGCAGAGACTGTGGCGCTCACACTCACGGTCAAGACGTACAACGGCAGCACCTATGTTGGGGCGTGGTCAACGGCTGTTAAGCTTGCTGTGCCGTCAACCGTGGTTCCGGCCCTGTCTGTTGCAATTAGCGATCCAACAGGAGTGTCCGACACCTATGGTGGATATGTTCAGCTGCGCAGCAAGGTCAAGGTAGATATCACCGCATCCGGGGTGCAGGGCAGTTCCATCAAGTCTTACAGTATCAAGGTGGGCAGCATTTACGCTGCGACATCGGCCAGTGGTACAACGGATTATCTGCCCGGTTCTGGCGAACTGACTGTTTCCTGTGCTGTCACAGATAGCCGGGGGCGCACGACTACAAAGACACAAAGTATCACTGTCCTTGCTTACAGCAAACCAGCAATTACTGCTATTTCTGTCGCCCGTTGCAATGCCGATGGAACAGCAAACCGGGCTGGCACTTATGGCAAGGTGACTTTCTCAGGGGCCATTACTTCGCTTTCTGCCAAAAACACCGCAGCATATGCGGTGCAGTATAGGGAAGTCGGCGCTGAAGATTGGACTACGGCAGGCCGACCGGCGGCGGGAAACTACGATCCTGCTGATATTTCTGCCGTGTTTGCCGCAGACAAAAGCAAGCGCTACGAAGTTCGGGTTGTGGCAACCGATGCATTTGAAAGCATTGGTTCCACGTTGCGTGACCTCCCGGCAGCGTATGCCCTTTACCATCTGGCAAAGCATCTGCTGTCTGTGGGGCTGGGCCGTCTCTGTGACAAGGCAAACGCAATTCAAGTTGGGCTGGATGCTTACTTTGATAGGGATGTACAGATAGACGGTACACTGGCGGTAGGAGGGATGACGCTGCTTGATTATGCGCATCCGGTGGGGAGTGTATATATCTCTACTGCGGCCACCGACCCGGCCGATCTTTTTGGCGGCGGGACGTGGGAACGCATAAAGGATGTATTCCTGTTGGCTGCGGGTGATACATACGCAGCTGGGGCCAGCGGCGGAGAAGCAGCGCATACACTGACCGCAAATGAGATGCCGAGCCATACGCACAATCCGGCCAATCAGGCGGGGTATTACGGCTTTATCACCAACAGCCAGAAGGCGTTCACCGTGGGTGATATGGGCGTTCAGAGCGGCAGCGGGCGGTACTATCCCTACGCATCGGCGGCATTTGACATCAGCCGCAACACGGCGACCGGTGCGACCGGCGGCGGGAAGGCTCATAACAATATGCCGCCATATCTGACGGTGTATGCTTGGCGGCGAACAGCCTAATCGTCTCGCTGCGGGTCAGTGGGAAATGGAGGGAACCACCTTATAACATAGCCCCAGAGGAGAAAGGAAATTACTGAATGGAAACAATCGTCGTAGCTCTCATCACCGGCGGCCTGTCGCTGCTGGGGGTAATCATCACCAGCAACAAGACCACCCGTGATGTGCAGGCCAAGCTGGACACGCAGCAGGCTGTCACCGACACCAAACTGGACGAGCTGACCCGGGAAGTCCGGGAGCATAACAACTTCGCCCGGCGCGTTCCGGTGCTGGAGGAGCAGATCAAGGTCGCCAATCACAGGATAGAGGATTTGGAAAGATTATCCAACCACTAAGCATCGCAGATTTACAGTATGAGGAGGGATATATATGTATCGAGGTACGACCCCTACGCTGACATTCCAGCTACCCATCGACACGGGAAGTATCACGGTGCTGTCCATTGCCGTGGCTCAGGCCGGACAGGTTAAGATCGAAAAAACATTGCCGGATGTACATCTGGACGGGAATGTTGTCTCCTGCACACTGACGGAAGCCGAGACCCTGTCGCTTACTGCCGGGAGAGGCATTGACGCAAAGATACAGCTCCGGGTGGGCGTAGGCGGTCAGCGCATGGCATCTCAGGTGTTCACGGTGCCGGTGGAGCGTATCTTGCGGGATGGTGCGCTATGATCGAGTTTGACATAGCGTTCCGGCCCGGCGATGACTTCGCAGTCACCTTCGGCGGGGAAGTCCCTCTGGAGGCTGAGATGGGTCAGGTGATGGAGGTGCTTGCTACCGAGGAGCGGACGGTGGAGCTGTCTATGCCCTACGGCAATCAGGTCATCCTGCCCACCAGCGGCAAGGTCATGCGCAAGGTGACTATTCAAAAACCGGACACCCTACTATCCGAGAACATCAAGAAGGATGTGGTGATCGGCGGCGTGACCGGAACTCTGGAGGATGGCGGCAGCTTCAAGGCAGTGATAGAACGCACGGCTGTCAGCCCTACACTTCCGGGTGATTTGACGACCATTGGTTACAGTGCGTTTAGCGGTTGTCCCAACCTTGCATTAACCAGCCTGCCGTCTGGGGTAACAAGCATCAGTGACTATGCGTTTAATAATTGCCCCAACCTTGCATTAACCAGCTTGCCGTCTGGCATGACAAATATCGGTAGCTATGCGTTTCAAAGCTGCCCCAAACTTGCACTAACTAGTCTGCCGTCTGGAATAACACGCATCGGTTACTATGCGTTCAATGGTTGCCGCAACCTGGCAATAACTAGGCTGCCACCTGGGATAACGAACATTGGTTTCGGTGTGTTTGCTAATTGCACCGGGCTAACAAGTATTACATTCGAGGGAAACCCAAAGACCATCCACTCTTCTGCATTTAACGGGTGCTCCAACCTAACCACCATTTATGTTCCGTGGTCGCAGGGGCAAGTAGCAAATGCTCCTTGGGGTGCGAGCAAGGCCACCATCATTTACGATTATACTGAGAATTAAAAAAGGGAAGGAGACGGCAGTGAATGTACAATACCGACTAAACCGATAAACAAAGACTTGTCAACATTTTTTGTGTGCCCGAATCGGGCACGGAAAGGAGAAATTATGGAAACTTTTGGCATCGCAAGCGTGGCGGTCATCACCGTCATTACCTACCTCGTGGGGCTGGTGGGCAAGGCCAGCAGCATGAACGACAAGTGGATCCCCATCCTGTGCGGGGTCTGCGGCGGTTTGCTGGGGGCTGTCAGCTACTATCTGGCACCCATCCCGGACTTCCCGGCGGGCGACCCCATCACCGCCATTGCCGTGGGCATCGTCAGCGGTCTGGCGGCCACCGGCATCAATCAGGCTGTCAAGCAGCTCAGCAAGGGGGAGTGAGATATGGGTAAGCACATCACTGCCGCATATCCCATTGCCAAGGCGGGCGGTATCCCCATCAACACCAGCATCCCGGCCAGCACGGAGACCTATGACCGGCTGGGCGGGCGGGACGTTGCCTTTGTGGTGCTGCACTACACGGGCAACGTCAGCGACACCGCCAAGGCCAACTGCAAGTATTTCGCAGGCGGCGACCGGGAGGCCAGCGCACATTACTTTGTGGACGAGGACAGCATCTACCAGTCCGTACCGGCCTGTGACCGGGCGTGGGCGGTAGGCTCTCCCGCTCCGGTACATCCCCTCTGCCGCAACACCAACAGTATCTCCATCGAGATGTGCTGCTCTGGGAACTACCATGTTTCCGAGCGCACCAAGGCCAACGCTGCGGCACTGACGGCGGAGCTGTGCAAGCTGCTGGGCATCTCCGGCGTGGACACCTACGTCCTGCGGCACTACGACGTGACCGGGAAGTCCTGCCCCCGGCAGATGGCAGGGAAGAACAATGCGGAGTGGGAGGCGTTCAAGGCCAGCGTCAAGGCGCTGCTGAACGAGCAGCCCGCACCCGCACCGACGACGAAGGAGGAGACGATCAACATGGAACTGCGTATGCTGCGCCGTGGCATGGAGGGCAACGACGTCCGGGCTGCCATGCTGCTGATGAAGGACAAGGGCTATTACCCTGACGAGATCTGGAGCGGTGACAAGCTCTTTGGCCCCAAGATGGAGGCCGGTCTGCGCCGGATGCAGGCTGACCACGACCTCGGCGTGGATGGCATCCTCGGTGCCGCCAGCTGGAATTTTCTGCTGAAATAAAGGATAAAATAAATCCACTGGAGGGCGCAGAGGACACCGCTACGCCGGCCTCACGCCCGTGCATAAACATCCGCACCTCCACGGCACACCGTGGGAAATGATAGATCAGCACAAAAGAATCCGCAAAAAACTATCCACTATGGCACCATGCCGCGCCACAGAAACAATCCGTGCGGTAGGGCTACCGGAAGACGAGGAAACCTGTGTAATTGACGTGGACATTTTTGGCCGCACCTGCGTACAGACGGCGGCAAAACTACATATCAGCGTAGATGGATTTTACAAATTGCGCCGCCGCGCATACCAAAAACTGGCGGATGCATTCAATTCCTAAAAGTAGCCGCGCCCTTTTTGGGTGCGGCTATTTTTCGTTTTTGCACACAATTGGTGTACACTGTAACTACATTATTGCAGAATCAAGGCAGAATCCGGGCAGTTTATTTGCCCGGATTTCTTTTATTATAGAGGCAAGGAGGCGGGAATATGTACGAGCGCTTAATCAAATGCGGGTTTACCGCGCAAATGGCGCAGGATATTTGCATTCTGTACGCAGACGATCCCCAGGGGCTTTTAGCGTATGTGGAAATTGCTGAAAGCCTATATAGGGGTTGCAATCATGTATAAATATTTTAATCCAAATCCCTGCGGGAAAAACGTGTCCGATTGCACTGTCCGTGCGATCTGTAAGGCCACGGGAAAGGATTGGGGCGAGGTTTATCTCCGGCTGTGCATGCGTGGCTACTTGGACGGCGATTTACCCAATGCAAACGCCTGTTGGGGCGCATATCTGCGGTCCTTAGGCTACCGGAGATACATCATACCGGACACTTGCCCGGACTGTTACACGGTCGGCAGGTTTGCCGATGAGCACCCACGCGGGACATATATTCTCGCCCTCTCTGGGCATGTAGTGTGCGTTCAGGACGGGATCATCTATGACAGCTGGAACAGCGAGAACGAAATCCCGCTTTATTTCTGGGACAAAGAAACGGAGGAATGAACATGGCATATCCCTATTTCAACCCCTATTATCCACAGCCGATGCCGGACAACCTCATGCAGATGCGGCAGATGCAGCAGCCACAGATGCAACCCATGCAGCAGCCTATGTCGCAGCCAGGGCAACAGAACCCCATCGCGCAAGGCGGCGTACAGTGGGTAAGCGGAGAGCAGGAGGCAAGAGGTTATCTCATCGCGCCCAACTCTGCCGTAGCGCTGTGGGATTCCACCGCCCCCACCGTTTACCTCAAGCAGGCAGACGCAAGCGGGAAACCGACGCTCAAGATTTATGACCTCGTAGAACGCACAGAAACGGCCCCTAACGTGCCGCAAAAGCCGGGCGTGGAATTTGTCACCCGCAAGGAGTTTGACGCGCTGGCGGCGCTTGTGGGCGAATTGAAGGGCAAGAAGAAGCGCAAGGAGGACGATGACGATGAATAATCCATTTTTCGGAGCGCTCGGCGGCGGCAACGGCTTTATGCAGATGTTGCAGCAGTTCCAACAGTTTAGGGCGAATTTTCAGGGTAACCCAAAAGCGGAGGTCGACAAGCTTTTGCAATCTGGGGCTATGAGCCAGCAAGAGTTAAACCAACTTCAATCTATGGCAAAACAGTTCGAGCATTTATTCCATTGATCTTATCGTGGCCACGATTTGATAAATAAAATTTATGAAAGGGGAGATAATATGTCTCTTTCCGACGGTGCTCCCATGATGACTATGCCGGTCGCGCCCGCGAACAGCTACGGCGGTGGCATGGGTATGTGGGGCGAAAACTGGATCTGGATTATCGTTCTTTTCCTCTTCGGCTGGGGCCGCAACGGCTGGGGCAACAACGCTGGCAATTCCGGCGGTGTCGTAGACGGCTACGTGCTGACCTCTGATTTTGCCAATGTCGAGCGCAAGATCGACAGCGTAAATCAGGGCCTTTGCGACGGATTTTACCAGCAGGCGCAGCTTGTCAACGGCACCAACATGGCGATGGCAAACGGCTTTGCACAGGCCGAGCTGTCCCGTAGCAACCAGCAAGCGGCGCTGATGCAGCAGCTCAACGCCATGCAGATGCAGGCCGCAAATTGCTGCTGCGAGAATCGCGCGGCTATCGCGCAGGTGCGCTATGACATGGCGGCGCAGGCGTGCGACACGCGCAACACCGTGCAGAACGCGACCCGCGACATCATCGACAACGCTAACAGCAACAGCCGCGCAATCCTCGACTTCCTGACGCAGAGCAAGCTATCTGACCTCCAGGCCGAGAACCAGGGCTTGAAGCTGGCGGCAAGCCAGGCGGCGCAGAACAGTTATCTGGTGTCTCAGCTCCGGCCTTCTCCCATTCCGGCCTACACGGTGCAGAACCCCTATTGCTGCAACCAGTTTGCCTGTTGTGGCTGCTGACAACTGCATAGCGTAGCTTTTCCCTATGTTGGGAAATGGTCGGCCCCGTGCCGATACTAAACAAAAGCGGCGGGGCAATAGCCCTGCCGCTGTATTTTATGAAAGGACTGAAATTATGGCTGAATATGTAAATCCCGGAATCGTGACCGTCCCTGCTGGCCAGAATGTTCCGATGGTCTCCACGGCGGCTTGCGGCAAGCCCTGCATCGTCCACCGCGAGGGCAGTGGACTTGTCACCCTGCGCGGATTGACGCAGCAGTGTAAGGCGCGCTTTAAGGTGAGCTTTGGCGCGAACATCGCCGTCCCCACTGGCGGCACGGTAGGTGCGATCACCACGGCGCTTGCCGTCAACGGCGAAGCACTCAACGGAGCAACGGCGACCGTCACCCCGGCTGCGGTGGAAAACTATTTTAACGTCTACGTCAGCACCATTGTGGAAGTGCCGCGTGGTTGCTGCGTGACCGTTGCAGCAAAGAACACCAGTGAGGAGGCGGTCAGCTTTGCCAATAGCAACCTGACCATCGACCGTGTGAGCTGAGAAAGGAGAACACAATGGGTATGAAATCTATGTATGAACTGCGGGATATGCTCTGCAAGGAGCTGGACGAACTGGCCCGAAAAGGCGAATTGGGTGCGGGTGACCTGGAAATTGCCCACAAACTGACAGCAACCATCAAGAACATCGATAAGATCGAGATGATGGAAGACGGCGGCTATTCCCGCGATGAAGACTATTCTCGCCGCTATTCCCGCGACGGAGACTGGCAGTCGGGCATGCGCGGCGCTTATGACCGTGATATGTCCAATGCGAGACGCGGCACGCATTATGTGCGCGGCCACTATTCCCGTGATGGTGGCATCGACAACATGAAACGCCAGTTGCAGGAAATGCTGGACAACGCCGACGACGAAAGCATCCGCAGAGCCATCCAGCGCTGCATGGACACGATCGAGGACTAAAGGGGGCGCACCCCTATGGATTT